TATGATACATAGCATTACCAATTGTTTTTTCTCTTGCGAATAAATGTGTTTTTGTTATGTGTTCTAAAGCATATCTAAATATATCTTCATTACAAAATTTAATATGTTTATCTAGAAGTGCTCGATAGTGTCGAATAACAAAAAATAACATTGTTGTTCTAAACCCAATTTGATCTCTTTGATTCAAGAAATACCACATTAGAAAAATATAGAAATTTGATTTTGGATCATTATGAAGTTTAAACTTTGATTCTTTTCTTCCGCTCCATTGTCTTTTTGTAAATTCTTTAATATCTTGTTCTTTCAGACCGGTAAGATTTAAAAAAGTAAAATAATGTTTTTTTGTTTTTGGTTTATAACAAGGTTCTGATAAACTAGAAAGACTATAACCAGCTGCTTTAATCATCTCTGATTTTAATTTTGTTATATTTATTTTTGTTTTAGATAGTAATATTTCCATCGTTATCCCACGACTCTAACTGTAATATTTGCAGCTCTAAAATAAACAAATTCAGGACCGTATTCTAGCAATTCTGTTTGTGTAAAATCATCAATATCATAATTGAAAAATATGCTTGTTACGGGTCTTATTAGTCTACAATGATCTACTCCATCTACTCCTTGTATAACATCTATAATTTCAGATCTATATATTGAAACATTAGACCCAAACCTACTACTAAAAGCACTTATCAATGCAGTTTTTATACTTTGAGAAATTCCTGATATTGTTAGAGTTGTATCTGATTCTTTAAAAACTTCTATTTCGATCTCTAATGGAATCGTATAATTTGGTACTGGTATCCAACCTTTCATTGAATATATATATTTATATCCTTTATTTGTTACATTAATAATATCGTCTGATGCTGGTACTAAATAATGCCATGTTATTGCTGTGGCGTCTGTACATGTTGCTATATATCCAGCGTAAGATGTAGCAGCGTCTGATAATGCATATTTATCATCTATAGAAGGATTTGCTGGAAGACTAGATACAACATCTATAACTGTTGGTTTTGTTATTATATTATGCTGCATGTTTTTAAGCACGCCAGTTGTGTTTGAAAATTTTAAATTTGTAAAATCTGTTAACATTCTATGTGATGTAAAATCAAGAGTAGTTAATAATGATTGTAATATTTGACTTTCAAATTCTCTTGTTTCTATACCATCGTAATATGATTGTTTAATTACTGGTATATCATAAATTGTTATATAAGAAGTTGAATCATCTACAATACTTGATAACATAAAATCATCTAAATTTTGCCTAAAAACTATCGAATTTTGATATCTAGACACATTATTTAAGGATGGATCTTTTATTGTAAAATAGTAAGTTTCTTGACCTTCTGGAATAAAAGTATATGGACTTACAGAATAGGAAAATTCTGATGCTGTTGAGTCGTTAGTCATATCATATGTAACACCTGTTGAACTAACTTCCATTTCACATGTTGCTAAGGCAACATCTAATTCTGTAGAATGATAATGTAAATTAAATTTGCCTGCATTCCCTATTTTTTCTACTACCAAATTGTCAGCAAATATATTATAGTCTGAAACATAGCTTGTTATTAAAGTTGGAGTTTGTTCTGTTTCGTCAACAGTATAATAATAATTTGCTGCAGAATTTATAAGGTCTATTACTAGATCGAAAAGTGTATAGTAATTAACGTTATCAACAACAACAGTTGTTAACCTTGGAATAATTGTTTCTGTTCTACCAGTTATAAAAGAAGCGTTTCTTGTAGGAACTATTAATTGTTGAGTAATATCATCAGGATCTGTTCCAAAAAACAATGATGTAAATAGTTGAATATCATTTATTTTTAAGTCTGATCTTTTTAATACTGCAATTGAATTTTGAGATAATGGTGAAGTGGGTACTACTACATCTACATTTGAATAGTCGTTTTCAGTAACTAATCTTCCAAGAGTGGTTATTGAAGCAATTGCATTTCTTCTAGTTTCTTCTAGAGATTCTTCATCTTCTCCACCACTTGCAGAAGTTGCGTTCAAAACTGTATAATTGACTATTTGTGTTACTCCAGCATCTGTTTCATTATAAAGTCTATCTCCTGTTTTTATACTACCAGCTATTACATTTCCAGCAGCTCCTTGTGTAATATTAGAAGTTATTCGAACTGTACCACCTGCAGCAGGCTGAACTCCTATTAATCCATTTCCAAAATATAATCTAACTCCAGAATCTGTTCTTCTTCGAACATATCCTTGATTAGAATCAGACATTAAATATAAACTATCATATTCTGTCCATGTTGTAAATGCTGGATCTCCTGGATTTTTTACCTCTACTGTTATAGTAGATATTTTTCCAGATATTGGTACATCAATTGTTACAAATTGATATCTGTCTAAATCTGAATCTACTTGAAATTCCTGAATATCTGGTTGATATTGATTCACAGGTAGTACGAATGAAAAGTCATCAGATGTTTTTGTATAGGCAAGGGTATATTTTTTATTATTTTTTACTAATGTAATTACCACTGTTGAGTTACTTGTTATTTCTATTGTTGTAGTATAATCTGTTGTGAATTGAATGTCACCTGCGTAAAATTTAAAACCTGATGCAATATCAAAACTTACGCTAGCATCTGTAAATGTTAGAGGTATTGTAACAAGAACATTAGCTGTAGAATATTCTGCATCTGAAGGGCTATATCCTAAAAATGCACCAAGGTTCAAGATTGATTCAGCAAGTTGGGCTTTAGTAAGAAAGAACTCGCGGTAAGTTGACATTTGATAAAACATCAAATTTCCTGTTAAAGTAGAAACAACATCAATAATGAAACTAAGAAAAGATGATTTCGTAAGATCCACACCTTCTAATTCAAGATACTCTTTTATATAATCTGTGATTTGAGCTCGTATAGAATCTCTTGATGCGTATATTTCAGTGGATATTGTCATGTTTTATTTTCCCTTACATTAGATAGAATCCTGAATTCTCATCAAACAAATCTTTTAATGTATTTTTTAATGAACTATTTTTTGATAAAAGTTTTGTTAAGAATTCAGTATCAGATAAAGTATGAATTTTTTTGTCATAATCAAAGAATACGTGAGTATTAATAACTTGTTGATCTATTTCGGTTGTTGTGCGGCTTTGCATTATTTCTAGTTTTAACTTCCAATAACGTTTGTCAGTGTTTGGATGTATTTCTACTCCAGTGACTTGAAAAATTGGATATATATCATTTGTCGATCTTAAGAATGTTTGTTCTAATTTTATGATATCATGAGGTAGAGGTGTAATTCCGTAGGAACTAGGAAAGATTATATTTGTTATATTTTCTTTAACTTGACCAATATCTTGACCGTCAAATGAAGTTGTTATTTCATCTGGAAAATAGATTGGTAATAGTAGTATTTTATCTCTTTTAATTCCAGTTAGTTCTCCAACTTGTTCATATGATCCACCAAATACATTTTCATCTTCCCATATTGTTTCATCTTTATTTATATGATAATATGTTGTTAGAAATCCAATAGCATGTTTACTGTAATATTCATAAACTAATCTTTGATATTCATGAATATATCCATATAATGCTTCCCAGCTTGGAGTTCTTACCCATTTTTGCATTAATCAGCAGCCTCCATAAATCTAAAATATAATGATTCGTCAATGGTAACACCTAATTGAGAAGTTTCGCCTTTATAATTTACGTCTATTGAAACAGTAAATCCTTTTTTGTTATTTAAGAACCTAACATCAACGTTTAAAATTTTTGCTCTATTATCATATCTTTGGAGTTTGACCATTACTTCATCTTTAATTTTAGATGCTGTATAGTTATCAGCTGGGTCAAAAACGAATTTATATAAATCACTTCCATACTCAGGATCGTGAGTATATGTCCTCGTTGCTGTTAACAGGATGTTATTCCAAGAGAGAATAATTGCTTCTAAATCACTAACTCGTCTGAAATCGCCGCTTGGACCAATAGTAGAAGTGTAGTCAGATATTTTACCTTCTGAACCTACTACACTTATATTAAATCTATCTAATATATTTGCCATTTTACTTCCTCGCAGCTTCTTCTTGCATTTGTTTTTGTTTTGATTCTTCTAACTCAGACTTCCATTTTAAGTAATCATAAAATTTTTTAACTGGCATAAACATAGTTTCTCCATATGATTGTTTACTCAACTCCATGCAAGAATATATGTTTTCGGCTAAATTACGTTTATACTCAGATATGCCGTTATGCTGAATACACTGCTCGAAAAAAGTTATCCACCAAGTCTATATCAATTTCTTCTTCTTGTGAACACTCTGGACAATATGTTTTCATTTTAAGTTCAATACCATATTTTCCAAACTCTTCTAAATAGTGTTTATGTATTTCTCTTTTATCTTTTGCAGGAAGAGTTAGATAAGCATCAATTATGTCAACTCGATCATTATAAATTTTAGATTCTGCTTTAGCTTCTACATCTTCTTCAAATTTATCTATAATTAATGTTTCTATAATTATATCAATTGAACTTCCAGGTCTTGATGATAATTCTCTTATAGCGGTCATTTCGTCATGTAGAGATGGTTGTTTTATAAAAGCTGAAACTCCTGTACTAACTGGTAATTCAACTTTTTTCTTTTTGGTTAATATGTTATCTAATGGGTATGGAGTAAAATTAAATGTACTTGATGCTTTAACAGTCACCGGATATTTTTTTCCACATATTCCGCATTTAATTTCATAATTTCTTATTTCTTCGTAAGTAATATGGTAAAGTCCATATAGAAGTGCATCACGATCTTTTAATGTAACTACTTTTAAAAATGTATTATAATCAGGAATGCTTTCTGGTTTAACTACAATAGAATCATAAATACATTTATTTAAATGTTCTGTGACCTTTGTTGGAGTCATCAGACTTCCTTTTAATCTTTCTTCTTCTTGTACATTCAATGATCTAACATTGAATGATAATTTTGTTTGAGGTGTGATTACCTCGTATTCTGGATATTTTACATTAAATCCTGTAAATGGCATTAGTTTGATCTCCTTTCAAATTTGTTTTCTATCTACTTTTTACAAAAATTTTATTCTTCCGCTCCACGAGATTTAAATGAAGCTATTGATTTTTGAAGAGCAGCATTAGCTTTCATAAGGTTTGTTTTAGCCTTTTGAGTTTCTTTATCATTTTTTGCTTTTTTAGCAGCAACAAGTTGAGCTTTATGTTTTTCAACTTTACATTTAAGCATACAATGTTGTCGTCTTGAAGTATTAACTTCAAATTTGCCGCATCGTTTGGTACACACATCGTATATAGATCTTATTTTTCTATATAGAGACCACATAACTGGAAATCCTACACCTGTTAAACTTGAATATGATTTCCTCAATTTAGCAACTCTACCTCCAGCTTCCATAACTTTGAATCTTGCTTCTATTATTTGCTCACTTATCTCGTCAGTTTTTATAATTTGGTCATCTAAAATAAAAGTCATTAATTGATGTTCTGAGGCTTCCATTACAAAATTTAGTAATTGTAATTTTGATAATTTTGATTTATCTGACTCACTAACTATATACATTGATAATAGTTGTAACTCTTTTCTATCCATTGTAATAATCTCCTTAATATCTATACAATCCCTTTAATCGTCTTTGTTTTGATCTGTTTAATAATCTTACTAATTTTTGTTGTACATTATTAATTGCGTTTTGTCCTTTCTTTTTACAAAGATCTTCATTTTTATTTTGAGGACAATCTTGAGAAATAACTCGTTTTATAATTTCTAATTCTTTATGATAAAGTTCAGTATTAGCAGAATCTAAACATAAACGTTTTTTCTTTGAGTTTGTAATGGATTTACATTGTATAGTTTTTTTATTATGCAAACCTTTTAACCCTCTCCAAGCTGCCCAGGTTGGCTGAGCAAATACAGACATTCCTGAAATAATGCCTACTGGGCTTTCGCTAAAAAATAAGAATGAAACTTTGATTGTTCAAATCGTTGATCAATGATTTCTTTTGCTTCGTCATCTGATTTTGTTATAATTTCACCATCAAGTAAAAATACTTTTAGTTGGTGTTCATCAGCCTCTACTTGTACAAAATTTAAAAGTTGCAGTTTAGATTCTTTCGTCAACTTTGCGTTAACAATGATCTCGCCACAAGTTATTTTTAAGTTATTGATGTTCATTGGTATATGTCTCCTTTTTTAAATTAACAAGGTAGTGGAAAGTTATATGTTAACCACTTACTTTGTACCATAGGCTTTAATTATATCTTTTGCTGAATAAAATGTTTCTGCGAATGTTTGACACTTTGTTCTTACCCATGGTTCATGCCAAGCATAGTCAATATTAAATTCAATTTCAACGTCCAGTCTTCCGACTGTTTCTACATCACTTGAATATAAGTCCTGTGGGTCTTTTGCTGGGAACATTCCATCATAACATGCATAATATTCTATTGTTTTTGCATCTGGTGCTGTTGTCCAGTAATACATTAAACCAGCATATGTGGCTTTTGTATAACCGCTACCATCATCATTATCTACCAAGTCAGTAACACCAGTTCTATAATCTCTAATCATTTTAACCCAACTATGCATAATATCTAGAATAGGTGTCTTGTTGAACTCTAGAAATTTAATAGAAACAGTATTTCCATAATCCACATTAGATGGCACTGCCCATTTTACACCACCAAGTCCTGTAAACTCTGTTTTATTTAAAGTTCCACCGGGAGGTGTAACAGATAAACAGGAAGCGGCTAAAATATTTTGAATTTCAGAAGTTTGTGAAATTCCACTAATTCCGAGTTTAGTGTATTCAACTATTCCTACTGGAATTCTTTCAAACCATATAAAATGATAACCAGTAGTATAAGGGTCGGCAACTCCTACAGTAGTTCCGCCGAATTTACGAGTAAGGATGTTTTGGCCTAACTCTGAGAATGAATATTTCATTTTAAATTAATCCTCCATATTTACGTTCTTGTTGATATCCTTTACTTGTTTCATTGTGGTTTTCCAATCAGAAAACCTGATACCTTTATCGTCAATATAAAATGTAGCTCCTAGTTTTTCAGCTGTAATTCTATCGTAATATATATTGTGTTTCTTTAACCAAACTTTTAGAGCACCAATTTGTTCTTCAGCAGTTGGTTTAACCATATGAACTTTAGATGCTCTAGTAGTAAAGATTACTATTTCGTAACCCATTTCTCTTAGTTCGACTATTGATTCTTTTGCTCCTATCATGAGGTCGTCTGATAATACTCCATTATTCCAACCGTTCAAATACTGACTTATAACTCCATCAAAATCAATCATAGCTCTTTTTCTAATTGGTATATTTGGATTTACTTGTTCTGGATACATAGTTCTAATTATATTATTTTTCTTTTTTTCATCTTTATAAGAATCCATCGGAAACAATGATTCATCTTTTTGAATTTTGTTTAGATATTTATTTATGTCCATTTTAACTCTTTTTTACTAAAACTACTATTTTATAATTTGTTCTGATTTTCGAAGTAGTTCGTTTATTTTTGTAACTGTTTTCTATATATATTAATAACAAATGAATAGAGTTTGTTTTATTTTTTAAGGAGAAAATTAATGTGGTTAGATTCCAGAGAAATATCAGGATGGTCATATAATTATTGTTATTATGTTGAAGATGATCTAAACATTAGAAGTCTTATAACAGATTCTCAATGGGCATATTATTATTGCAAAAATGTCAAAGATATACCAGAAGTTAGAAAATATATAACAGTTTCTATGTGGGCATATTATTATTGTAAAGTTGTTAAAGACATACCAGAAGTTAGAAAATATATAACAGAGTCTAAATGGGCATATCGTTATTGTAAAGAAATAAAAGATGAGTCAGAAGTTAGAAAATATATAAAGGAGAATTAAAATGGAAGCAACACCAAAATACATAGTTGATAGGCTTTGCCAAAATGGGTTTGAAACCTATGTAGTTGGTGGAGCTGTTAGGGATTTTTTGAGAGGTGTAGAAGCAAAGGATATAGATATTGCTACATCTGCAACTTCAGATGAAATTGAAGAACTATTCAAAGAACAAAAAATTAAAACGGTAGGTAAATCATTTAAAGTTGTTTTTGTGGATGGTGTAGAAGTAGCAACTTTTAGAACTGATAAATATTTTGGATTGAGTGATAAGAATGTTGAAATTTCAGTTGCTAAAACAATAGGTGAAGATTTATCTCGTCGTGATCTTACAATAAATGCTATGGCAAGATGTCAATATACTGGAGAAATAATTGACAGATTTGGAGGGAAAGAAGATTTAAGAAATAAGGTAATCAGGTTTGTAGGTAATCCTGAAAAACGCATTTATGAAGATCCAAATAGAATTATAAGAGCCTGTAGATTTTTAGCTCTTATAGAAGGTAAGTTTGATGAAGGTACTAAAGAAGCTTTAAAGAAATATTCTTACTTTGTTGAAAAGTATATTGATGTGGAGAGAATTCAAATTGAAATTTTAAAAAGTATGAATTATAGAAAACCATCTATATTCTTTTTAGCTCTTCATGAGATCGATGTTTTAAAGTATATTTTTCCAACTTTGGACAGGTGTTTTGATCATGATCATGGACCATATCATAATGAAGATATATTTACACACAGTATGATGTGCGGAGATAATATATCAAAAAAATATCCATTGTTACGACTTGGTGGATACCTTCATGACATTGGTAAAGTAATAACAGCGTGTCAAGATATAGAAACAAGAGAGTTTCATTTTGCTGGTCATGAAAAAGCTGGAGCTGTTGTAGTTAGAAAGGAATTAGAACATCTTAGATTTTCTAACGACGATACTAATTATGTATCATTTATAAACGAGTTACATATGAGAGATTTTAGATCACCAAAATCAATTAGAAGAACTCTTAAAGCATTAGCTGATCATGGAATTAATTATAAGGATATTGTGCGATTGAAATTTTCTGATAGAAAGTCAAATTTGTTTCGTGGAAATTATGAGTTGTCAAAAGCAAGAGAACTTATTTCTGATATTAGAACTGAATTAACGAGGGAACCACCAAATAATTTTAAACATTTGAAATTAAATGGTAATGATATTATGAAAATAACTGGTATCCCTCAAGGAAAACTCATCGGAGATATTTTAAAATTCTTGCTTCAAAATGTTGTTGATGTTCCTGAACTAAATAATATATATAACCTTAAACAATTAGTTTTTAAGTATTTGAAATTGGAGATTCTATGAAAAGTTTACGATGATTCAAATATATAAAAGTCAGAGAATCACTGACGTCAATGATGGTTTTTTATATGAGGGTACTGTATTGATTCTACAGGAGGAATGTACCCGCCTAGAGGTGCATCGTCATCGTAATTTGTTTTTAAAAATTTTAGTTAAAGAGAGGTTTTAAAATGAAAATGAAAGGAAAAAGATCAGAAGGTGCTATTGATAAGGATTTACAGAGGTTGATTGCTGATTTAACATTAAGCAAAAAAGATGATCATCCTCAATATGGTTACAAGATAGATTTCTATGTAAATGATGTATCTAGTAAAGTTATTCTAGATTTTATTAAAGTACTATTTTGCAGGATACAACCATCTGATAAACCAGAGACATTACTCCGATTTATTGACGAACTTACAGTAGGTGATATGGAAGAAATGAGAAAAGTTTTTGGAGTAGATGGTCCTTTGTGTGATTGGCAATTTTGGAAAGACATGTATTCGAAAACGGGAAGAAAACAGAATGGTGATTTACATTCATCAGTAGATTTAACATCTGAGAAAGAAAAAGAGAAGGTTAATGTTAAATCTACCGAATAATTTTAAACTAATATCTAAATTTATAACAGGAAGTCATCTTTATGGAACAAATACAGAATTATCTGATACAGATATAAGAGGTGTGTTTATTCCAAGCGAGGAATATTTTTATGGTTTCTTGAATCGAGTAGAACAACCCAAAGATGACGTAGTAGATCTTGAGTTTTATGAAATTCGAAAATTTCTCATTCTAACACTTGATAATAATCCAAATATTATAGAGTTTTTATTCATACCAGATGAGTTTATCCTTCATAAAACTAAAGAGTGGGATGATATTATTTTAAATAGAAGGTATTTTGTTTCTAAAAAATGCAAACATACTTTTTTTGGATATGCTAATTCACAGTTAAAAAGAATACAAAGACATAGAAGTTGGTTATTAAACCCGCCGAAGAAACAACCAAATAGAAGTGATTATGGTCTTCCTGAAAACAAATCATTACTACCAAAAGATCAGATCGGAGCGTTTAATGCATTATTATCTACATATTTAAAACAAATAGGAAAACATCATAAATTAGCAGTTGAGTTAGAAAAAATGGAAGAAACAGTATCTTATATTTCTGCAATTCAAAATTTGGTTAATATAGACTATAATGCAGTTTCAAAGATAATGACTGTTTCTGATAATTTGATTGAGGCTCTTGATAGAGAGAAAGCTTATAGTAACTCAATGAGGGAATGGAATTCTTATCAAAACTGGAAAAAGAATAGAAATCCAGATAGAGCTATACTGGAGAAAAAATTTGGTTATGATACAAAATTTTGCATGCATTGTTTCAGGTTGATTTCAGAGACAGAAGAACTTCTCTTAAGTGGTAAGATTAGTTTTCCAAGACCTGATGCTGATTTTTTGATTGAAATTAGAAATGGAAAATATAGTTATGAATATTTATTAGAGAAACTTCAACATGTAGAAGATGATTTTGAAGAATTATATTTAAAATCATCGCTCCCAGATAAACCAAACAGAACTATAATTAATAAATTATGTATAGATATAGTTAAACCTCTATTAGAAAGTCGTACGATATGCGATCTATGTTAGAACAAAAATAAAAATAGAGGATTGTATTGGTATGAAAAAATTTTGTGAGTGCGGTTGTGGTTTTTTAGTAAAACCTGGTAATAGATTTATTGTAGGTCATAACAATAAAGGAAAAAAACTTAATTTGTCAGAAGAACAGATTAAAAAGAAACAAGAATTAGCAAAAAAGAACTGGTTAAATAAAGATATCAGACAAAAGATGATGTCTGGTATTAAAGAATCTAAAAATACTGAGAAAGGAAGAAAAGATAATAGAAGAGCATCTAAGATTGGTAACAAAGTTATCAAATACAAACTAGATAATGATCCATATTTTAAAGAGAAAAAAAGAATTAGTAGTAGTTTAGCAGCAAAGAAATTGTGGCAAACTAAAAGAGAACATATGTTGAAAGTTAGGAAAAAACAATGGACTAAACAAGCCAGAAGTAATATGAGCAATTCTACAAAAAACAGATTCAGAAATCCAAGAGAAAGAGAATTACTTCGGCATCGAACAATTACAAGGTTTTTAGATCCAAAAGAAAGAGAAAAACAATCAAAAATTATATCTCAAGCTTATATTGATGGTAAATTCTCTATGAAATCAAGGTTTAAAACTGGTTATATAAATGATATTTTTTATCAAAGTTCATATGAAAGAAGATTTATTTATATTTTAGAATATTTCTTTAAAGATCGATGGAGTAGATGTAGTTTGAGATTTCCATATTTTGATGAAGAGATTAAAAGAATTTATATACCCGATTTTCTAGTTGATGATAAAATTATTTTTGAAGTTAAGGGTTGGTTTAGTGATAAAGATAAGAGTAAAATGATTAGAGCTACAAGAGAATTATCTTTTATGGTTTATTTAATTTTTGAAGAACAATTAAAATTTTTGGAGAATTTAATTTCTTTACAAAAACCTTTTTCTTTTAGAAAATTACCCAGAATTGACAATGGACAATTAATTTTAAAATAGTAAAACAATCTTTAGGAGAATAGTATGAATAGAATAGATGAACTGGTTTTAGAAATAACTAAACATGATAAACTTTATTGGGAAAAGAGCGACCCAATTATTTCTGACATTGAGTATGATAAATTAGTAAATGAACTTAAAGAACTTGATCCTTCAAATGAACTTTTAGTTAAAGTACATACTCCAGTAACGAATGAAAAAAAGATTCGTCATAAAATATCAATGTTGAGTCTTGATAAAGTATATTCATTTAAAGATCTTGTAAAATGGTGTAGAAAAGTTGCTAGATCAAAAAATGAAATGTTCAAAAGTGAAGTAAAATATGATGGTGTATCTGGAGATTTAAGAGATGGAGTTTTGGCTACAAGGGGAGATGGTATTGTTGGCGAAGATGTATCAGATAAACTTCCTCTAATAAAAGTTTTTTCAACAACTGGATCTAAAGATGTTAGAGGTGAAATTCTTTTTAAAAAATCTAGTTTTAGAGAAAATATAAATAAGGTCGTCAGAAAGGGTGGCGAATCTTATAAAAATGAAAGGAATGCAGTTGGAGGAATATTAAATAGAGATGATATTGATTATAGTGTTGGCGAAATATTAACTCTGGTAGATTTTCGTCATCTTGGTGTAAAATTGAATTTAAATGACATAGAAAATCTTGGAGAAGAAGGAATAAGGATAATTGAAAGAGATATTAAGATGTTAGATTATCCTGCTGATGGTATTGTTTTTAAAATTGATGATCAGGAATATGCAGAACAATTAGGATCAACAAGACATTATTCAAAATCTGAGATAGCATTTAAATTTGCCAATCCAT